AATGTAAAGATTGCACAAAATTAAGAATCCTAAGTAAAAGAAAAGATATAAAAGATGGAAAACCCAACATTCGGTGGGAATATCCTGACTGGTAATATTGTTCACGCACCATTTCCCCATTTAAAATAACCTTTTTCATAAATATTTCTAGAATAATTCTGAACTAGACGGAGAATTAAGATGCCGCTAAATTTAGCATCTCCTGGAATTGTAGTAAGAGAAGTTGATTTAACAGTTGGTAGAATTGACCCCACTTCCGATGCTGTTGGGGCAATCGTAGCACCTTTTGCAAAAGGTCCTGTAGACGTACCTATTTTAGTAGAAAATGAAGCAGATTTGCTTCAAAATTTTGGAGAACCTTATCCAACAGATAAACACTATGAGCATTGGATGGTTGCTTCATCATATCTTGCTTATGGTGGATCATTGAGAGTTGTAAGATCTAATGATTCAGATCTTAAGAATGGATTTGCTGGAGCAGCATCTAGTATCAAAATTAAGAGTCTGGATGATTATAATAATCTTGGATATGATGAAAATACTATTACCGATGTAACAGTAGTAGCAAGAAATCCTGGATCCTGGTCAAATGGTATAAAAGTTGCTCTAATTGATGCTAAAGCAGACCAAATTCTTGTTGGAATATCAACAAGTGCAAGTCTACCAAATATTCAAGTTGGTTATGGAGTAACTCAAGCAATTAGTTCAACTCTTCCAGGAGCAGGAACAACTTCAACATTGGATGGTTATTTGAAGGGTGTCATTACACAAATTAATGGCACATCTGCTTATGTAAAAGTTCTTTCTCACGTTTCTGCTGCAGGAACTGAAACTAATGTAGATTATCAACCATCTGGAGTTTACGCATTCTCATCTTCTGGTAGTGTTGCAATTCATACCAGTGGACAATCAGTTGCTGCAGGAACAACAACATATACTACACAACAAGATTGGTTTGATCAGCAAACTATTTCTATTTCAAATAATACATCAATTAGTTGGAATAACATTGCAGACAGACCTTCTACATCGTCATTTGCTGCGGCAAGAAATTCTAGATTTGATGAAATTCACATTGTTGTAATTGATGATAAAGGATCAATTAGTGGAAATGCCGGAACAATTTTAGAAAAACATTTAAGTCTTTCTAAAGCAAAAAATGCAGAATATTCTGTTGGATCACCATCCTACTGGAGAAAGTATCTCGCATCAAATTCACAATATATTTTTGGTGGTTCACAACCAGCAGGTATTGTAACAACTGGATTTAGTTCTCAGTTCACACTTACATCTAATAGTGGATGGGATCAGAATACAGACTCTGTAATCTTTGGAGCAACTGGAGCAAATACACTAACCTTATCCGGTGGTAAGAATTATAATGGTGGTACAGATATTACTTCCAGTGGGTCTCTGACTTCAACTATTGGAGATTTATCAACCGGTTATAGTATTTTTGCAAACAGTGAAGAATATGAAGTTGATTTTCTTTTAATGGGATCATCAAACTATGCAAAAGAAAGTGCTCAATCTTTGGCAAATAAACTAATTTCAGTTGCCGAAGAAAGAAAAGATTCTCTTGCATTTATTTCCCCATATAGACTTGCTTTCCTAAATGATTCAACTGTCGGATCAGTAACCGTTAATTCTGCAGCAGATATTACAAATAATGTAATTAGTTTTTATGCACCTGTTACATCTTCATCTTATGCAATTTTTGATAGTGGTTATAAGTACATGTATGACAAGTTCTCAGATACATTTAGATATGTACCTCTGAATGGTGATATTGCTGGTTTATGTGCCAGAAATGATATTAACAACTTCCCATGGTTCTCACCAGCAGGAACAACAAGAGGTGCAATTCTCAATGCAGTTAAATTGGCATATAACCCAAGTAAGACTCAAAGAGATAGATTATATTCTAACAGAATCAATTCGGTAATCTTTACACCAGGTTCTGGTATTGTCCTTTTTGGTGATAAAACAGGTCTTGCCAAATCGTCAGCATTTGATAGAATCAATGTTCGCAGATTGTTCATCTATCTAGAAAATGCAATTTCAAATGCTGCTAAAGATCAGTTATTTGAATTCAACGATGAAACTACAAGATCAAATTTTGCAAATATTGTTGAACCTTTCTTGCGAGATGTTCAAGCAAAAAGAGGAATTCAAGACTTTAGAGTCATTTGTGATGAAACAAATAACACTGCAGCGATTATAGATAATAATGAATTTGTTGCAGACATTTTCATTAAACCCGCTAGATCTATTAACTTTATTGGATTGACTTTTGTTGCCACCAGATCTGGTGTTTCGTTTGAAGAAATTATCGGAACCGTTTAATTTTAGAGGTATCTAACAATGGCATCATTAAGAACAATTTCAGATTTTAAAGCTAGACTAAAAGGTGGTGGAGCAAGACCGAATCTTTTTGAAGTTGAACTAACTTTTCCAACAGCACTTGAGGGACTAAAAGGTGGAAAAAGTGATCTTGCAAATTTTCTAGTAAAATCTGCAGCACTTCCAGCATCAAATGTTACTCCAATTGACGTAGCATTTAGAGGAAGAATCCTTAAAATTGCAGGAGACAGAACATTTGACACTTGGACAATTACTGTTATTAACGATACTGACTTTGCAATCCGCCACGCTTTTGAAGATTGGATGAATGCAATTAACAATGTTGAAACTGCACAGGGTTTGACTTCACCAGGATCTTATTATCAAGATGCTACTGTTCATCAATTAGATCGTGATGGTGAAAAATTGAGATCTTATAAGTTTCATGATATTTTCCCAACCAATGTTTCTCAGATTGACTTATCTTATGATACCACTGACACACTTGAAGAATTTACTGTAGAACTTCAGGTTCAGTGGTGGGAGGCAATCAAAGGAACTGCTCCAGGTGCCGGTGGCGATAACATTAATGGCACTAAAAAATAGATAATAAATAGATAAGACGGTTTTAAATTATAAAATGGCAAAACTTTTTGGATTTTCTATTGATGATTCTTCAAAAAAACCGGACTCAGTAGTATCCCCCGTTCCCAAAAGTAATGAGGACGGGGTTGATTATTTTGTTCAGTCTGGTTTTTATGGTCAGTATGTAGATATTGAAGGTGTCTATAGAACTGAATTTGACTTAATGCGTCGGTACAGGGAAATGGCACTTCACCCTGAGTGTGATAATGCTATTGAAGATGTAGTAAATGAAGCAATTGTTAGCGACCTTTATGATTCTCCTGTTGAAATTGAATTAACTAATGTAAATGCTAGTGACAATTTAAAAAAGAAAATAAGAGAAGAATTTAAAAATATCAAAGAAATGATGGACTTTGATAAGAAGTCTCATGAAATTTTTAGAAATTGGTATGTTGACGGCAGACTTTACTATTTAAAAGTTATTGATGTAAAAAAACCACAAGATGGAATTCAAGAGATCAGATATATTGATCCAATGAAGATTAAGTTTATAAGACAGGAAAAGAAAACAAATAAGTCTAATGGATTAGCACCTTATCAAAATCCAAATGAACCATTGGATTTAGTAAAGGGCATTTATCCACAAATTGAAGAGTACTATCTTTATACCCCAAGACCAAATTATCCAACGGGAACTTTTTCATCATCAGCAAGTACTAAAGGATCAATTAAAATCGCCAAAGATTCCATCACTTATGTAACTTCCGGATTATTTGATAGAAATAAAGGAACATGCCTTTCATACCTTCATAAAGCAATTAAAGCACTCAATCAATTGAGAATGATTGAAGATTCTCTTGTCATTTATAGATTATCAAGAGCACCTGAAAGAAGAATTTTTTACATTGACGTTGGAAATCTACCAAAAGTAAAAGCGGAACAATACCTTAAAGAGGTTATGTCTCGTTATAGAAATAAACTTGTTTATGATGCGAACACTGGAGAAGTTCGTGATGATCGCAAATATATGAGTATGCTTGAAGATTTTTGGCTTCCACGAAGAGAAGGTGGTAGGGGAACTGAAATTACAACTCTTCCTGGGGGACAAAATCTCGGAGAACTCAGTGACATTGAATATTTCCAGAAAAAACTTTATAGATCTTTAAATGTTCCAGAATCCAGAATTGCCAGCGATGGTGGTTTTAATCTTGGTCGATCATCAGAAATTCTTAGAGATGAACTTAAATTTTCAAAATTTGTTGGAAGATTGAGAAAGCGGTTTTCGAATATGTTTAGTGATATGTTAAGAACTCAATTGATTCTTAAAAATATCGTAACCCCAGAAGATTGGGATAAAATTAGAGACCATATTCAATATGATTTCCTATATGATAATCAATTTGCAGAATTAAAAGAGTCTGAAATGCTAAATGAAAGACTTGGAATTCTTGCATCAATAGAACCTTATATTGGAAAATATTTCTCAGTTGAATATATTCGTAAAAAAGTTCTTCGCCAAACTGATCAAGAAATCATTGATATTGACAGTCAGATTAAAAGGGAAATTAAAGATGGTATTATTCCAGATCCATCTCAAGTTGATCCAATTACCGGAGAACCATTGCCACAAGAAGGTGATCAAAATCTTCTAGGTAATGTTCCACAAGAACCAGATATCAATGCCAATATTACACAAGTAAAAGAACCCAAAGGTGGAGAAATATAAATAATTTTATATTAATTAATAATTTTTATGGAAGATTTAATTGACCTAATTGCAACTGACCAACCTGCCGCCAATATTTCAGATAAAATTAAAGAAATTTTATATACAAAAGCAGCAGAAAAAATTGATTGCATTCGTCCAGAAGTTGCAAACATAATGTTTAATCAAAATGACGATTCTGAGGAAGACGAATGATTACAAAAATTATAACTACTCAAGTTAACACTCCAACAACTGCAGGTACTGCCAGCAGTATTAGTGATGCATCTTGCGTTCGTTTATACAATAATACATTAGGAATCGTAACTGTAGGCATAAACACTTCGGTTGGTTCAGCATCAACTAATTTTTTTGAACTTCCTAGCGGTTCTGTTGAATTTTTAGCAAAAACATCGTCTGATGTTATTTGGTCAACAACTGCAATTAAAGCCAATAAAGTAGCATTTACAAACTAAAATGAAACTCATCACAGAAGAAATCCAAAAAGTAGAATTTGTTGTTGAAGGTAAAGGTGCATCTAAAAAAATGTACATTGAGGGTGTATTCCTTCAAGGTAACATTTGCAACCGAAATGGAAGAATGTACCCGATGGACACTCTTTCGCGTGAAGTTAGTCGCTACACCGAATCTTTTGTTAATAAAGGACGTGCTTTAGGGGAACTTGGTCACCCAGATGGTCCGACAGTAAATCTTGACCGGGTATCTCATAAAATTGTTTCCCTTACTCAAGAAGGAAACAATTTTAGAGGAAAGGCACAACTTCTTGAAACTCCAATGGGTAAGATTGCCAAATCTTTAATTGGTGAAGGAGTTTGTCTTGGAGTTTCTTCTCGTGGTGTTGGATCATTAAAAATGACCAATGAAGGTCATAAAATTGTTGGTGAAGATTTTATGTTAGCAACTGCTGCTGATATTGTTGCCGATCCTTCTGCTCCAGATGCTTTTGTTCAAGGAATTATGGAAGGTAAAGAATGGGTTTGGGAAGGTGGGATTCTTCGCGAAAAACTTGCAGAATCTACAAAACGCAGAATTAATACTTTAATCGATCAAAAAACACTTGAAGAGCATAAATTAAATCTATTCAATGATTTTCTTTCAAATCTTTAATTTATAAATAAATATAGATTATAACACAATCAATCTAAAAATGTCCGTTGGTAGAAATTTACAAGAAATGGAAAACGTAGTAACCAAAGGGGCTGCATCTGCCGAACCAATGCACAAGTTGTCCACTGGAATCGCTCCTGGACAAACTGGTAGTTGGGAAGATTTGGGTGGTCCTACTCCACAAAATTATAAGTCAGATGACAATTCAGCTCAGTTAAAAACACCAGGTTCAACTCTTGCTCAAGTCAAGAATGTAGTTAATAAGGGTGCTAAATCAGCAGATCCTATGGCAAAACTTGCTGCTGGTGCTGTTAAAGAAGAGACTGATGAAGATGAAGATTTGGTTGATGAGGAAGAACTCGAAGATGATGAAGAAGTAGTTGCTGAAGCTGCTGATGAAGATGAAGAGTCTGATGAACCAAAACATAAAGAAGGTAAGAAGGAAAAGGGTGAAAAGAAAGAAGGTAAAAAGCACGAAGAAGATGAAGATGAAGATGAAGATGAAATGAAGGAAGAGTTTGACATCGAAGAAGATGTACAAGCACTTCTAGAAGGTGAAGAACTTTCTGAAGAATTCCAAGAAAAAGCACGTACAATTTTTGAAGCTGCTATCAAGTCAAAAGTTGCAGATATTAAAGAGCAACTTCAGTTTCAATATGAGGAGTCTTTAATTGAGCAAGTTCAATTAATTAAAGAAGAACTCACTGATCGTGTAGATGCCTATCTTGAGTATGTTTCTGATGAGTGGATTTCTGAAAATGCACTCGCAATTGAGCACGGTCTTAAGACTGAAATGACCGAATCATTCCTTTCAGGAATGAAGAGTCTTTTTGAAGATCATTATGTAACAATCCCTGAAGATAAATATGATGTCATCGAGAGCATGGTAGATAAACTTGATGAAATGGAAGAAAAACTCAACGAGCAAATTCAAAGAAATGTTGCTCTGAATAGAAGATTAGCTGAGTCGGTTGCTGATGTAATTTTTGCAGATGTTTCTGAAGGTCTTGCACTTTCTCAGAAAGATAAACTCGCTTCTCTTGCCGAAAATGTTGAGTTTGAAAGTGAGGCAGACTATCGTGAGAAACTAGTAACATTAAGGGAATCGTATTTCCCATCAAATGCTGGTACTCAAAGAGACAATTCCGAAAGTCTTTCTGAAGATAATTCGGAAGATTCTTATACACCAGTTTCTGGTTTAATGGAGTCATATCTTCAGACTCTGGGAAGAGTTTCTAAAAAGTGATTTTTAGATCATAAATTCAAACTAAACTTTTAAGAGGTAAAATTAAGATGCAAATGTTCAATGTAGAGCATCTGCAAGAGAAGTGGGCACCAATCCTTGACTATCAAGGATTGGATTCCATCAAAGATTCTCACCGCAGATCAGTAACCGCAATTCTTTTAGAGAACCAAGAAAGAGCTCTCCGCGAAGAGCGTGAGTTTCTTTTCGAAGCCCCAACAGTAAACACCAACAGTGGTTCAAATGCTGGTTTCTCAGCAGGAGCATCATCACCTGTTGCAGGTTTTGATCCCGTACTAATCTCCTTGATTAGACGTGCAATGCCTAATCTGGTTGCATATGACCTTGCAGGCGTTCAACCAATGAACGGTCCTACTGGACTTATCTTCGCAATGCGTTCACGTTACACCAACCAAAATGGAAGTGAAGCATTCTACAATGAAGTAGACAGTGCATTCTCCGGTCAAAATGCTTCTTTTGACAATACCAATGGATGGACCGATGGTTCAGTTGGTCTTGGTACTACTGCCCAGCAAGGAACCAACCCAGGTCTTCTCAATCCAATCGCCAGTGCAACTGCCACAACCTACAACGTGGGTCAGGGTATGCGTACTGATGAAGCAGAAGATCTTGGCACCAATACTGGTGGTGCATTTAACGAGATGGCATTCTCAATCGAGAAAGTCACCGTTACTGCAAAATCACGTGCCCTCAAGGCCGAGTATTCACTTGAACTCGCTCAAGACCTTAAGGCAATTCACGGTCTAAATGCAGAAGCTGAGTTGGCAAATATTCTGTCAACTGAAATTCTTGCAGAAATCAACCGTGAAGTCATTCGTACCATTTACAACGTTGCAGAAACTGGAGCGACCCAGAATGTTGCAACTGCAGGTACTTTTGACCTTGACGTTGACTCCAACGGTCGTTGGTCGGTTGAGAAGTTCAAGGGTCTGATTTTCCAAATCGAGCGTGATGCTAACGCAATCGCACAAAGAACTCGTAGAGGAAAGGGCAACATGATTCTCTGCTCTGCAGACGTTGCCTCCGCCCTAACCATGGCAGGTGTTCTTGATTACACTCCTGCACTCAATGCCAACCTAAACGTTGATGACACCGGTAACACTTTCGCAGGTGTTCTTGCTGGTAAGTTCCGCGTATACATTGACCCATACGCTGCTAACAACTCTGCTAACCAGTACTATGTTGCTGGATATAAGGGTTCTTCACCTTACGATGCTGGTCTGTTCTATTGCCCATACGTTCCTCTGCAGATGGTACGTGCTGTTGGCGAAAATACTTTCCAACCAAAAATTGGCTTCAAGACCCGTTATGGAATTGTTGCCAACCCATTCGCAAAAGGTGCTACTCTTACCAATCCTGGCGTTCTCGAAAGAAACTCCAACGTTTATTACAGAAGAGTCAAGATTGCAAACCTTATGTGATCTTGGAATCACAGTTTCAATCAAGGGACCCGAAAGGGTCTCTTTTTTTTATCTAAATAAAAATAAAATGGCATCAGCGTTTAGCAATCAAATACAAAATAGAAACTTTTTATCACCAATTGGATTCAAGT